CCGCCGAAACGCGGCCATTAGGAAGTGGTTAGCTACTGAAAGGAATAATGAGGCAACGAACGTCCGTTTGCTGACTACTGATGAAGGCTATCAAATTTTGCCTCATCTCAGCTACGGTAGTTTCATGGAGTCGGTCCAGCACATCATTCGTGACATGCTGGGTGAGGTGCCACCATTCGAGACCCTCTTCGGAGGCTTTAGTGGTGGTGCTTCCACGAGTCGTAAACGTACTGAAAGCCATCCGGCCGGTAAGTACATTGGGGAAGCAGACGTTACCTTGAGAGCGAAAGACTATGCTGAAGGCGTTCTAGCCGACAGTTTTCTTTGGTCCCAGTTCTTCACTTCGGAGCAAATCCGAGTCGTAAAGGGTAATGTCCTGTTTACCGTCGACAAAACATCTGACATCGATCGGTGCGCCGCAAAGGAGCCCGACCTTAACATGTATATGCAACGTGGTGTTGGGCATTTCATTCGCTCAGCACTCCGTCGCCGCGGTATCGATCTCAACGATCAATCCCGCAATCAGTCGTTGGCGCATAAAGGGTCCTTAACCGGAGCCTTCGCTACCATCGATCTGTCTTCCGCATCTGATAGTATTTGCACTGAACTTGTTTATCAGTGCCTACCGATTCATTGGTACGTTCTATTGGATGCAATCCGCTGTCACGTCACAGTGATAGATGGTGAAGAACATGTTAATGAGATGTTCTCGTCTATGGGGAATGGCTTCACTTTCGAGTTGGAGTCGCTCCTATTTTATGCTATAGCGAAAGCTGTGGCGTATCGCATAGGCGTGAAGGGTATCATTTCCGTTTATGGTGATGACATTATCGTCCCGTCTGAGATGGCGGAAGACCTTATCTGGGTCCTCCAATATCTCGGATTTTCCACGAATGTGGATAAGACGTTCATCTCAGGCCCCTTCCGGGAATCCTGCGGTGGTCACTACCATGATGGTTTTGATATTACCCCGTTTTACATAAAGGAACCTGTAACCCGTGTTGTTGACTTGATCCACGTCCTTAATCGGATTAGGAAATGGTCTGCAACTGGGCACAGTATCCTCAGGGATGACCTTGAGGATTTGTGGTTAGATCTTTCTCGCCACGTTCCCGCATGCTTTTGGGGTGGGGTTGATTTAGAGGACAAAACCCGCTTAGTCTCCTACTGGAGACCGGATAGACCAAAGAGGTTCATTCCTCGCAAGTCAAATCCGAGGCCTAACGGCCCTGGCGGTTACCTCCTTTGGCTCAACTCTGTCGAGCATCGGATGGATGATACTGATTTGGGGCTTGAAACCTCCTTTCGTGTTGATTCCTTTGAAGTTTACACGTCGAAACGTGTATTCTCCGATGAAAGGTATGAAGGACCTATCTTCTTAACCGAAGCTAACGTCCCCAATGGTCGGACACAAAGTCCGGTTGCCCTGGCCTCATAAACCAGGGTGGGTCGGCGAGGGGGTTCACCCCTTCTCGTCGTTTATCCTAATACAGCC